GAGTATCGTAAGCTCTATCTCTTTTTTAAAGGCGGTGCAAATGTATCCCAAACAAGAAGAGAAAGTTTGTTTATCCAACTGCTAGAAGGTCTTCATAAAGGAGAAGCAGAAGTGTTGTGTCTTATGAAAGATAAGAAGCTTGGTAAGCGTTGGAAGATCACCAGGCAGTGTGTAGAAGAAGCATTCCCTGCTATTCAGTGGGGAGGTCGTTCCTGATGGGGAAAGGTTGCAAAATTCTTCACCAAGACTGTGACCCTACACTGGCACAGGATAGGTCTTTACCGTACACAGCATTCTTAGTTGAGTATCTTTATGATGGACTAACTAAGTTTGATATAGCAACTGGAGCAAAGCAGGTTGACATTTTTGATGATTATTGGGATAAATATAGAAGCGTTGTCAACATGACCCAAACAGAGGGGAGAGTTAATCCCAAACTCTGGCAAGATCCAAAAGCTAAAAAGAAATGAGTGCAGAACAAAAAGGAAACTGGTGTATTTTTTATTCTAAAATTACAGACCCCATGACCTGGCATGTCATGAAGCTATGGCGGCAGGATGGGGTCCTTGTTTCTGCAAAAACATATAATGATGTGTATAAATTTGTGAAGTATAAAGAAGCATGGAACTTTGCTAAGAACCTGATCACAGAAAATCCACCAAGATATGACGTAAAAGTAAGACGTGTCTGTCGTCAGCGTGGAGAAGGGTTCTACCTAGCAGGTAACTAAACTGTATCAAATGATACAGTTGTCAAGGCATACATAATATGGTATAATTACCATACGTTCATCCGATGTTAGCAGTCTTGCTGGCATTTACCCTTGCCCATCATGATGATGGCAACCCTTATGGGTGGCACATGAGTTGTGAAAGGTTCCTACAGAAACGAATTGAAATCCTTATGGATGACAATTTGGATCGTAGATCTAAATATAACTTGATAAGTTACTTTAGATCTAAGGTAGAGGGTCAGTGTAATCAGACGCTAACTTAGGACGCAAGTAAGTCGCGGAACGGAGCGTTCATCCCATGTTTGAATTACTATTGTATTCGACATTAAGTTGCACTCAAGCTGATGCTGTGGTGTTTCGGATTAAGTCAAGTAATCTTTTAGATGAACCACTTAAACTAGAATTAATTGAGACCGTAAAGGAATCATCACCAGAATGTGACTTTTACTGGGACGCAAACGACTGAAGGAACGGGGCGCAAATCCCATTCTTTTAGGAGACCTACTATGAACACCCTTAATCTCATCAAGAAGCAGATCCAAAAGGCTGCTGCACTTCATGACGCACAGATTACCCACGCTGCATATCGTGGCGTTGCGTATGATACACGTTGTGTCGAGATGTCTGAACCACATGGCACTTACTGCTATCGTGGTCGTACTTACAGCAAGTGATCGCCATGGAAGCACTGCAAGTTTCGGGATTGATTTCCCTAGGTTGTGTGGCATTCATCGGTATGATTTATGGAGAGCTACTCCTTCTTCATAGGGGGTAGGTAAATGCTGAAGGTCAGGTTTGAATATGACCTTCCAGAATACGATCCATCAAAACACGATCCAGATAAAGTCTTCGGATTCTTAACTTATCGTGGCGTACATTATGCCAAGTGGATAGATTTAAAATCTAGAGCGGATAAGATCTGGAAGATAGACAGAGAGGGTTGACGCCCTCTCTTTTTTTATGTTATAATTTGAACATCTGTTATCTAAATATGGATAGAGAAAAACTAAAACTCATCGTCAAGAACCTTAAGTCTCTGACAAATGCTCTAGAGAGCGAGGTTTATTCTGACACTGATGCATACAAGATCCAGTTGCAACAGGGCGGACCAAAGTTCGGATTTAATTATGATGAAGGAGACGATGATGGATACCCCGATTGATTGGCGATACAGTGATGAAAGAATGGATGTGCGAACACAAGCACTAAATATTTTGCTGAAAAAGTTTGGGTCTGAAATTTGTTCAGATGGATCTCCACGCTACAGCAACCAAAGCATCTATGAATGCGTTCATGATTGGGTGTCCCAAGGAAACGTAAGAACAGATGGTATTGTTGCCTATTTTAAAGCGTATTATGACACGACTAAAAGATCAAATTAGATTAGCAAAGAAAGCAATCAAAGAAGCAAAAAAGAACCCTAATCTGTATACAGAAGAGGAACTGCAGTACATGGCGATGCAGTTAGTTCGTGCTAAAATAGCACTGAAAGCCAAACAAATCAAACGAAAGCAGGAGAAAGGATTTAGTAATGAATTCAGTGAAGTTGGTAACAGTAACTCCAGACGCAGAGAAGACGATGGGCTACGTGGCGAGGGTGAGCAACCCGAACAACCAGGAGAATCCTAAGGTTGCTGGACTGCTTAAATACTGTATCAAGCACAACCACTGGTCTGTGTTTGAGCAGGCACACATGACACTAGAGATTGAGACTACCAGGGCAATCGCAGCTCAAATCCTGAGGCACCGTAGCTTTACATATCAAGAGTTTTCCCAGCGGTATGCTGACAGTTCTATGTTGGCAGATGAGATCCCGATGTTTGATCTTCGTCGTCAAGATACAAAGAACCGTCAGAATTCTATTGATGATGTTGACCCTTTCTTGAAGCAAGAACTTGAGATCACACTTAAGCGACACTTCCAGAGTGCCATGGATATCTACAAGCATATGCTTGAGATGGGAATCGCAAAAGAGTGTGCTCGTTTTGCACTCCCCCTCGCCGTGCCCACAAAAATCTACATGACAGGATCTGTAAGATCATGGATCCATTATATCGAATTGCGTTCCGCTAATGGTACGCAGAAAGAACACATGGACATCGCATTAGATGCTAAGCGTGTGTTCGCAGAACAGTTCCCTATTTGTGCGGAGGCACTTGATTGGTTATGAAATTACAACTCACATTAGAAGACTATCAAAAAGCTGGAGAAACTTTCTGGCCTAAGTATTGGTATGTCGCTAAAGAACTAGGCGAAGATGTTAAACCTGAGCAAGTTCTAAAGGTCATGGAAAATCTTGCAAACGTTGCGATGCGAGAGAAAGTTGAAGACAAAATTGGTCCATTTGGTTTCAATAAAAAGGAGAAAGAAGATGCCAACCTATCCAGTTAAAAACATGAAGACTGGGGAGACCCAAGAACTTCGTATGACCATGAAAGAATATGTAGCATGGAAAGAAGAGAACCCTGACTGGGATAAAGACTGGTCACAAGGTTGCGCTAGTGCTGGTGAGACTGGTGACTGGCGTGATAAGATGAGTAAGTCACACCCTGGTTGGACTGACATCATGAAGAACAAAATTGTTCCTCAAGCAGCACTAGGAAACAACCGTAGTATTACACAAAAGTATCGTTACTGATTATGCCTGCAAGAAAGAAGACTACTAAAGCACCTGGACAAGGCATGACTGCGAAGCAACGCAAGCGTCGTAAGCCTATTGATGAAGCATACATGCTTCCTATTGAACCACTCACCCATAACCAACAGGTGTTCTTTGATGAGTGGGACAAAGGTCAAATGATCTATGCCTCTGGTGTTGCTGGTACAGGAAAGAGTTTCATCGCACTGTACAAAGCACTGAAAGATGTGCTGAATGAGTACACACCATATGAAAAGATCTATATCGTCCGCTCTCTGGTTGCTACTAGAGAGATTGGTTTCCTTCCTGGTGACCATGAAGATAAGTCTTCTCTCTATCAAATACCATACAAGAACATGGTGCAGTCCATGTTTGAGATGCCTGATGATGCATCGTATGAAATGCTTTACGATAATCTGAAGGCACAGGAAACTATCTCGTTCTGGTCCACTAGTTTCATTCGTGGCACCACTCTTGATAATGCTATTGTTATTATTGACGAGTGTCAGAACCTGAACTTCCACGAACTGGATAGTATCATCACTCGTGTTGGACAGGATAGTAAGATTGTATTCTGTGGTGACGCAGCACAGACTGACCTTCAAAAGATTTCTGAACGTTCAGGTATCCTGGACTTTCAACGTATTCTTGAGAACATGGAAGAGTTTTCTTGTATCGAATTTGATATCGAAGACATCGTTCGTTCTGGTCTAGTCAAGTCTTACCTTATCAATAAAATTAATCTGGGTCTATGAAGTTGTTTAATCATGTAGGTGACATCGAACCTATTGAAATGTCTGCTGAGATGGTGGATGGCAAACGTGTATACCTAACACCAACAGGAGATAAGTTTCCGTCTGTCACTACCGTGATTAGTAACAACGCTAAGAAGATGGCGGGCATCGCCAAGTGGAGAGCTCGTGTTGGTGAGGCGAAAGCAAATGCAAAGTCTGCTCGTGCTACTGGTCGTGGCACAAAGTATCACTCTATTGCTGAGGATTACTTTAACAACAACCTAGACCTGAAGAAGTATAGTAAGTTTCCGCTACCTGTATTGATGTTCCATCACAGTCGCCCTGTTTTGGACCGTATAAATAATATTTACCTACAGGAAGCGGCGCTCTATTCCAAACATTTAGAGCTGGCAGGGCGCGTGGATTGTATTGCTGAGTTCGACGGCGTATTATCTATCATCGATTTTAAGACTGCTGAAGAACCCAAGCGTGAAGCATATCTCTACGACTACTTCGTACAAGAAACAGCATACGCATGTATGTTGCAGGAAAATTATGGGTTGAGTGTAAAGCAACTCGTAACTATCGTTGCTTGCGAAAACGGAGAGACTCAAGTGGTGGTTCATCCACCTAAGAAAGAATTCTTTATGAAACTATTGAGTTACATCGACGAATACCAAGAACGATATGGAGAAAAAACAATTATTAGAGGATAAATTTATGACCGCTGCGAAGTTCTCGCAGGAAGTGGAGAAGATTGCACTGCACAATCCCGACATGAATTATATTGATTCGGTTATCCACTATTGCGATATTAATGAAATTGAACTAGATAGTGTGAACAAGTTGATTAGTAAACCTCTGAAGGAAAAACTCCGTCACGAGGCACAGCAACTCAACTTCATGAAAAAAACAAGTCGTGCAAAGTTAATGCTGGTATGAGCTTCTTTCAATCTGAAATCGTTAGGGGTGACATCCAAGAGATGTTAGAACTCCAGCAGTTCTGTTTTAGATCTGCCATGAACTTCGTCCTCCTCGAACCTGAGAGGAAGATGGAATACTTTGAAGCACTAGAAAAACTGATCAACAAACAGAAAACTTTTTATTTCCGTATTAAGTTAAGTGACGATCC